GCTGTTCCAACTAGTATTAACGTTAAACAGTGGGATGGTGTAGTACCAGGCGTCTCACAAACTTGGACAAGGATACAAACCCCGTAAGGATATATTATGTTATTTGGATCAACATCATTTTCAGCAGCACCTTTTTCAAGTCCTTACATACAGGATTTTACTGTAGCGGTAACAGGAAATAGATTAAATATTACAGTAGGTAATACTACTATTGCTTTTCCTATAACGGTTCCTGTAACTGGTAATCAAATAAACCTTGCAAATAGCCCAGTAAGTGTGATATCATGGAACCCAATACCACCAGGAGTAAATCAAGTTTGGGTCCCAATAGACCCAGACGCATAGGAAAATTATGGCATCAAGTACATCAACAGATTTAAAACTAGAACTCATAACAACAGGTGAAAAAGCTGGTCTATGGGGTACAATTACTAATACAAACTTACAAATTTTAGAACAAGCAGCTAGTGGTTATTTATCACTTGCAGTAGGTTCAGGAGACGTTGCTTTATCTCTTGCAACTCATGCAACAGCAAATGGTAAAAATTTATATTACAGATTAACAGGAACACTTACTGCGAATAGAACAGTGACTATGCCAGATGGAGCTGAAAGAGTGTTTATTGTAGAAGATGCAACAACAAGATCAGCATCTAATTATACATTAACAGTTAAAACAGTTTCAGGCACAGGAATTGTTTTACCCGTAGGCTCGACTACAGTTTTATATTCTGATGGAACAAATATTACAGGTAAACTACAAACTAAAGGATACTACACACCTTCAGCTACTTACACTACAGTTAATGGTGATCAAATATTAGTAAACACATCAGGAAGTGGTATTGGTACTGCAGTTACAATTAATTTACCAGCATCCCCTGCAATAGGTAACGAAGTACATTTTATAGATAGCGGTAATGCATTTGCATCAAACAATTTAACAATTGGTAGAAACAGTTCTAATATTTTAGGTGCTGCTTCTGATTTAGTTGTTTCAACTAATGGTGCTGCATTTACTTTAGTGTATGTCAATGCAACTAGAGGCTGGATATACAAAGATAACATATAGGAGCACGGACCATGGCTCTAATTGATTTTAAAGTCCTACCAGGAATAGATAAGCAAGATACAACATCTGGTGCAGAAAACAGATGGGTTGATTGTGATAACACAAGATTCAGATATGGCCTACCTGAGAAAGTAGGTGGTTGGTCATCACTTGTTACAGATACTATTGTTGGTGTTGCAAGAAGACAGTTTGCATTCGTAGACTTAGATGGAAATAGATATATTGCAATTGGAACAGATAAATTTTTACTTATATATTTTGAAGGTCAACTATACGATATTACTCCAATTAAAGCTGCAATATCCAGTGTTGTAATGTCTTCTTTCAGTGGATCACAAGAAGTCACATTAACTTTTTCAGCTAACCATAATTTAGAGTCGGGAGATATTATTTTATTAGACAGTGTAAGTGTGCCTAGTGGTGTAAATTTAACTGATGCTGCTTTTGAAGATAAACTATTTCAAGTTACAAAAGTAAACTCTGCTAAAATTGTAGTTGTAACTGGAACAGAAACTGCAGACGGAGTAGGTAACGGATCTTGTAGTGTTATACCTTATGAAAAAGTTGGTCCTAATGCACAGTCTTATGGTTACGGTTATGGTACTGGTCAATATGGAGGAACGGTAGGTGGTGCACAATTAACAACTTTAAACGGTGCCTTACTAGCAGACACTAATGGTACAGGTGGGTCAGGAACTACAATTAATGTTGTATCAAATGCAGGGTTTCCAACAGCAGGAACTATATTAGTAGGAGATGAATTAATTAGTTATACTGGTAAAGGTACAAATACTTTAACAGGTATTACTAGAGGAGCTTTTGGAACCGCAACTACTGGAACTTCAAATGGTCAAGCTCATTCAAGTGGTGACTTGGTTACAGATGCTACTAACTTTACTGGTTTTGGAAGTGCGGTCAAAGCCTCAAACATAACTCTAGAACCTGGTTTATGGTCTTTAAGTAACTTTGGTCAAGTATTAGTTGCAACCATTGCAAATGGAAAAACATTTACATGGAACGCTGGAGATGCTGCAAGACTGACAACTAGAGCATCTACTACTACATCTGGTTTTTCTACGTCAGCTAACCCAACAGCTACAAGGGTCACACTAGTTTCACCTACAACACGTCACTTAATTCATCTTGGAACTGAAACAACTATTGGAGATACCTCTACACAAGATGATATGTTTATCCGGTTCTCGGATCAAGAAGATATAAATGATTATACACCTACTGCAATTAACAGCGCTGGATCACAAAGATTACAAGATGGAACTAAAATTATGGGTTCTTTAAAAGCAAAAGAAACAATTCTAGTTTGGACAGATAATGCATTATATACAATGAAATTTATTGGATCACCTTTTACATTTGGTTTTGAACAAGTAGGTACTAACTGTGGATTGATTGGTAAGAATGCAGCGATTGAAATAGATGGTGCTGCGTTTTGGATGTCTAATAATGGTTTCTTTATGTTTGATGGTACAGTTAAATCTCTACCGTGTTCAGTTGAAGACTATGTTTATGATCAAGCAGATACTACAAAAGGTCAACAGATTTATGCAGGTATAAATAATTTATATACTGAAGTAGTTTGGTATTACCCATCTCAAGGTTCTGATTACAATGATCAATACGTTGTATTTAATTATGGAGAAGCTATGAAAGGTGGAGTTTGGTATATTGGAACAGAAGCTAGAACATCTTGGATTGATGCTAGTGTATATCCTAAACCATCAGCTACCAAATTTAACGACTCAGCCGTTGGTACTTTTCCAGTTATCGTAGGAGAAGATGGGTTAGGTCAAACAATTTTATTTGAACATGAAGTAGGGACAGATCAAGTAAATCCAGATGGTAGTACAACAACAGTTACCTCATTTGTAAAATCATATGATTTTGATATAGAATCAAGAGCACAAAATGCACAAGGTAAATCAACAGGACCTGGTATATCTGGAGAAGTATTTTTAGCTATGAGAAGATTTGTACCAGACTTTAAAGATCTTCAAGGTAATGCAAAAGTAACACTAGCAGTTAAACGTTATCCTCAACAATCAGATACAACTACTACTTTGAGTCCCTTTACAATTAACTCTACTACTGATAAAAAAGATACAAGAGCTAGAGGACGATTTGTTAATATCAAAATAGAAAATACAGATGTTAGTGAGTCTTGGCGTTTTGGTACTTTAAGAATAGATATACAACCAGATGGTAGAAGATAATGGCTAAGATAGTAGTAAGAATACCAGAACCAAAAGAAGAGTATGAAGTATCTAACCAAAAACAAATTAACAGATCTATAGCTTTAGTTGTAGAACAATTAAACTCAACTTTTTTAAATGATCTTAAACAAGAAAATGAAAGATTCACTTGGTTTAATTCTGGAGGTATAGGTGGCTAACATATATAAAAATGCACAATTTGATTTAACAACTACAGATGCAACAGACGTTTACACTGTTCCATCTAACTCAAGAGCAATTATACAAAATATACATATGGCAAACATAGGATCAGGAAACGTAGTTGTGCATGCACATATTTATGATAGTTCTGTTACTACACAATTTACTTTTGCAAAGCATACTATTGCTGCAAATGAATCACAAAGTGTATCAGATGGGACTGTTATTTTAGAAGAAAATGATATACTAAGAGTACAAGCAGCTAGTGCTGATGATATTGAAGGCACTTGTGCAATACTAGAAATTAACCGAGACTAAGGAGAAAATATGGCGTTTAAAGAAGAAGGATCAGTAGCATACACAATGATAAATGGTAAAAAAGTACCTGTTGTTAAATGTGAAACTGAAGTAGTACTAAGAAATACTAGAACTAATATAGAGTATAACTCTGATCAAGAAGCAGAAAATGATATTGCAGATTCTAATACTCCTACAGTTAGAGATGAAATAACAAGATCTTTGAAAATTAAAGTAGCAGCAATGCCACCATTAGGTGCAGGTTCAGAATAATATTGTAAAATAAGGAAAATTATATAAAATACAATTATGCCAATTTCAAGAATGCAACAACCAAGACAACAATATGGATTAGGAAGCTTTGTAAAAAAAGCTGTAAAAGGTGTTACAGGAGCTGTTAAAAAAATAGCTAAATCTCCTTTTGGTAAAGCTGCGTTATTAGGTGGATTAGGTATGTATGCAGGAGGACTAGGTCCTTTTGGTGCAGGAGGAATGTTTAGTGGAGCAAAAGGTGCAGGTTTTTTAAAAAATATAACAGGTGGTGGAATATTAGATACAGCTAAAAATTTTTTAAAAGGAGAAAAAACATTTGGTAAAACTTTAGGAGTTATGGCCGGTGGTACTTTACTAGGTGGACTTTTATCTAAAGCTGAAGAAGGTGATGAAGAAGCAATTGCAGCTACAAGAAATGTAGGAGCATTAAGAAGTTATTTAGACAAAGGTTATAGAAATTTAGGATACAAAGAAGATGAGATTCCTGCATTAGTGGAAGAAGGTGTTGCTGAATATACTTCAGCTCAAGGTGGATATGCTTCAGGTGGTAGAGTTAAATTTAGTAATGGCTCTGATGATAAATCTGAAATGGTAAAAAGAGTAGAAGAATTAATGGATGATGGATATGATTTTGGTTCAGCTGTTAAAAAATATATGGAAGAAACTAGAGATAAAGAAGCTATGGGTGGTAGAATAGGATACTCTGATGGAACAGAGTTTGAAAAATATTTAAAAGGAAAAGAAGAATTTGATAGAAAACAAAACGCTGAACAACTTTATAAAGAATTTTTAGAAAATAAACGTAGACAAAAGGTAGCTGAACAGAAAACAATGGCAGCTAATGGTGGTAGAATAGGATATGCTTTTGGTAATAAACCAGAACAAAATGCTATTGAAGCAGCAGGTATAGAAGGTTTACCATTAAATCAAAACCCTGCAGGAGTTACAGAATTAGACCTTAGAGATAGTGGTGGATTTATTCCTCCAGTTGGTGTAAAAGAGAAGGCAGATGACATCCCTGCGATGTTAGCCAATAATGAATTCGTATTTACAGCTGATGCTGTAAGAGGAATGGGTGACGGTAATGTCAACAAAGGAGCACAACGTATGTACGACATGATGAAAAAATTAGAAAAAGGTGGGAGAGTATAATGGCTGAAGTAGTCACACAAGTAACTAAACCTGCTGAGTTTATAGAAGCTGCAGGTAAAACTTATTTAACAGATTTACAAAAAGGTATAGGTGCTTACAAAGGTGCTGATTTATCTAAATCATTAGGACCACAGTTTATTGCAGGTCTGGATCCATTACAACAACAAGCAATCGGTCAAGCAGGTGGACTTGGTGCTTATGAACCTTTCTTACAACAAGCATCAGCGCTAAGAGGTCCAACAGCTTATCAAGCTTATATGTCTCCTTATCAACAAGATGTTATAGATACAACTTTAGAAGGTTATGACATTCAAGCACAAAAAGGTTTAGGTGCAATTTCACAACAAGCAATTCAATCTGGTGCATTTGGTGGAGCAAGAGAAGGTGTTGCACAAGCAGAATATCAAACAACATCTGATAGAAACAGAGCAGCATTACAGGCACAATTATTACAACAAGGTTTTGGACAAGCACAACAATTAGCGCAACAAGATTATGCAAGAAATGTTCAATTAGCTCAACAAGCTCCAGCATTAGCTAGTTCACAAATTGCAGGTTTAAGTACTTTAGGTGGAATGAGTCAGTCTCAAAGACAAGCTGAATTATCTGCTCAACAACAATTAGCACAACAACAAA